CCCCGCCCTGTCCATCATCGCCGTATAAACCGATGTTGATCTTGTTGATCGCCTTTTCAGTCGCTTCCGATCGCTCATCAAGACGGATTAGAAGTTTGTCTCGTTCATAGTCATCCATCAGTTCAGGCACCTCCTTTCGCAAGGTCGCAGGTCCAGTGATGCGGGCCGCCGGCAAGCCCAGGGGCCGGGGACACGTTGCCGATCTGGTACGTGCCAGCGTATCCCGATGCCGTGGTGATGATCTGATCACCATTCACGGGCGTAGACGTTGCCGGGATCATCACCCGCTGCGTGGTGACGATGTAGAGTGTTTGGCCGGCCTGCTGCACGGCGTCCTTCTGGGAATAGAACCGGCAGGAGATTGCGGCGTCAATGTCGGAATAGATCAGTTCTCCGGTGATGTCGAACGCTTCAGCGATAACACCGTTAACAACCGCTGCGCCGGGGACCGTGCCGTTATCACTGATTGGCTCGTCGTTCAGGAAAGTGCCGGTAACTGTATGCACCTGTAAACTGCCAGATGCTATACTGCCCGTGCTCACAATCACGGCCGTTGCGTGGCTTGTTGCACCGGTCAGGGTTTTTCCCGCAGTGAAAGCCGCTGTTCCGTTGTCGTACTCGAGTACAAACTGCTGCTTCCTGCTCCGCAGGGTGGCGGTATGCGGGGCGCTGAACATCAGCAACACCTCGACCGAATGTGGGAACATCGGATCTTTGATTTATCCGAAACTGTATTTGCCGTGATGTACTGATCGAGTGCTTTGTACGCCGTGTCCCGCAGTGCTTTTACCGCCCCGGTCACATCGACCGATGAAGAGAAATCCCCGTTTGATGCCTGGAGATCCCCCACCTGAAGCCCATATTCAAGCAAGCCTGCTTTTGACAGGGTAAGGGAAATTGATTTAAGATCGTCCCCAACAACTCCGGTAACCCCGTTGGATTTGAGGTACAGGTTGATCTGACGATCCGCCTCATCAATAATCCCCTGAAGAATTGTGGAACTGTGAGCGCTGCCAGTAACGTTGATAAGATCGGTTGTCGTGCAATATGTCATCAGTTCCCCCTGGCGATTCTTTTCTCGCACAATACTTCGGGCTCGGTATCCGGATCAAGCGGCTGGCTTATTACCCGGACAACCGCGGCGTTCCTGTCGTACTCGTCGTTGAGTTCGTCAAGTTTTCGCTGCGTGATCAACGCCGTACAATCGGATGACAGGACCATAACCAATCCCTCAAAAAGGGATCAGTAGATGATCCTGCACGCTGCGTTTGCAATACCGTAGTTCACACCGAACCGGATCCGGGCCTTGCTGGTCGTGAGATCCTGAATCGGCTCGCGGAAGTCCTCGATCGTGACGTCTTCACGCAGGACGTATGCGCCGGCGCTCTGCCGGTTGTACACGATTGCCCCGGTATCCCCGTCGGTCTGATAGGACCACGTTGCGCCATAAGTGGCGCTGTTGATCGTGCCGTTGTGCAGGCCGTATGCAAGACCGAGCACCGAGGGAGTGCCGCCGGTAATGATCGACTGTCCGCCCCAGTAGTTTGTAAGCAACATTTCCTGCTCCAGAACGCTGTTGAAGTCAGTCGTTGCGATCATGCTGTCGGGCTGGAATCCGCCGCCGGTCCTGGCCCGGGTCACGAGTTCGAGCTTTGCTTTGGCGATTGCCTTGATTCCCTGGTTTGCCGCAACGTTCATGGTATCGAGAGACCGGCCGGCATTCTGGACGATCACACCGATAGCCTCGTAGTTGAGGGCATTCTCGATGTGCTGCCCGAGCATGGCGACCTCCATTGCCATCGTGTTGTACAGGGAATCGCTGATCATCTCATCGGTGATCGGGGCGACCTCGCCGTACTTCTTGATGGTAAAGTCACGGTAGGCGTACGTGCCGTTGCTGTTCCTGTACGGTGCGCCTTCGGGTACTTCCGGGGCGATCCCGGTTGCCGAACCTGCGAAGGGCAGGCGCAGGGTGTTTCCCTTCGTCATGCTTTCAGAGCGCAGCATATTCCGGGCGCACCGGACGTACTGAGCGCCCTCCATTACCGTGTTCAGGTACTGGGTCTGGATCAGCGGGGTGTTGGCGATACCCTCCGAAAGGATGAGTTCACGGGCGTTGTAGATCTTGCCGTCGAAATGCTCAACGGAAAGGTTCTTCGGGATCCGCTTCTCTGCGAGTTCGCGGGCTTCGGATTTGCCGGCAAACATCATTTCAAATGCATCGGCAAGGGCCCGGACGTGCGGGTTGTTGGCCGGGATGGCTACGGTGTCATGGCCGGTCGGTTTGTAGGTTGAGAGCTGTTCATTGGTCATGGTAATCACGAGGAGCTCCCGGTCGGTCCGTACTGGATACTGATCTCAATTCTTCCAGTCGCTCCCCCTGCGATATCTTCCTGTGCGATACCGACAACAGTGCCGGTAAGTTCTCCGGCTGAGGTTACTTCCTGCGATGCGGCAGAGACAGTGCCTCCGACTGCGTTGTCGTTGCATTCGACAAATGCCCCGGCGTCAATGCCTGTGGTGTCGTCAGCGTTGGCGACGTAGACAATAGCGCCGTTTTTGAGGACCGTGCCCCACGATCCGGAAGCAATATCGGTGAGTGCGACCCCTGCAACGGTGCCGGTAACGCCTTTCTTTGCCGGATGCACTGTGTCAGTGACACCAGTAAGAGCAAAGGCAACAACCTGCCCGGCCTTGATTGCAGCGCCGGCTTTGTATGCCCGCGCCTTGTCATGGCCCTGGTCGCATACCTGTGTGATGGTGGGGAATGCTGTGATGCCCGTCATGATCACACCGCCCTGATGGTGCCGGCCTTCCGGTCAATCGAAACGTGGTAGTTCATCGGTTCTGCCTCGGAGAGCTCTTTGGGAGCGCCGGTCGTGGTCTTGGATGTGCCGCTCTTTTCCAGCGCGTCGAGCCGGTCGGACATTGCCTTGAGCACTGCCGGGATAGCCGCGAGTTCTTTCATCTGCCCGGGAAGTTCGGAGAGCTCTTTGGGGATCTCGATCTTGACTTCCGCGGACTTCTGTGCCTTGACCGCCTCAAGCTCTCTGGTGAGCGTGGCGATCTTATCTTCAAGTTCTTTGGTGTCTGTCATGGTTTCCTCGACCGGTGCCGCTGCCACGGGTGCCGGTGTCTCTTCTTTCGGTTCTGCTGGCGCTTCGTTCACACGGCATACTTTGCACGCGCCTTTGTTGACATGTGCATAGCCGTAGAACTCAAGGGACTTGGTTTCCATCCTCCCGGTTTCCGGGTTGAACCATTCCTCTCCACCGTGCTCTACCGAGAGATACTTAATCTGTTTCCGCTTGATCAGTTCCTGCATCGCCCTACCGCTTGCAGTGCTGCCATAAACGAGGATGTCAGAAAGGACTGCATTGTGAACATTACCCTCATCGTCTTTAAACTGCCCAAAATGCGGGGCAATGGCTTCACTTACGCGGTTGGATTCATCGCGGGGTACACCTTTAAGGTGCCGGTTAAACCCGGTGCGTTTGACCCAGTTCCCGGCGTCTTTTTCAAGAGCCTTTGCGGTGTAATAAAGCGGGGTCTGTACTGCTGAATCTGTCCATTCCCCCTCAGCCAGTAACGGCGCGTCCTTGATCAAAAGATCGCCGTTCTCAAGCTCGTACAGTTGGGGAGTGACAAAAGGGATTCGTGTTTCGCGCATATCTGCAAGTACCCGAATATAAGACGCTGACGGAGCGCCCTTGCCGGCGCCTCCGGTGTTGTTCGATGTATTCGGGATAGAATCGGCTGCCAATCCTGGCATAATAGTATAGGACGCCGAAACATATATACGGGTTCAGAATTACCCGAAGATAAATTACCAAAAGTTAGGGTGAGAAAAGAGAGGGATCAGGTTAATAGAACATCTACGAGGACTTCGGAATTTTTCATACTTGCGCCGCAAAGACGGCATGGGCGATAGGATTCTATGTACCGCCTTCCCCCACACAGCGGGCACTCTTGGAAAGGATCATCAATTGCATATCCGATGATTCGGTTATCGCTCATCTCTTTCTCCCGTTCCCTTTCCGCATGTCGGGAATCTTCTTTTTTGGTACGGGTTCGGGCTCGGTTGATGCGGCCACGGGCTCGCTCTTCTCAGAGAGGTCCGGCAACTCCTCCGGCACGGCAGCCCCCATGGTTTCCTGCCGCTGTTCCATCATCTTGATCGTGTCCTTCACCGTTTCAACGCTGCGGAATCCCCCGTTCAGATGGGCGTACCGATCCGAGAGGTGCCGGGCGATTACTGAGGGAAAATATCCGATCTGGTGTAATTCCCAGATCTTTTTCTGCTCCTCTTCGCTCATTGGGTATCCTTGTGCCAATTTAAGCGCCTCCGTTTTCAATCGCGTTCGCCATGTTCGTTGCCTGGTAGAGTGCTGCCGTCTTTCCTGCGATCTGATACTGATATCCTCCGGCGGGGAGTTTCGTGCACTGGAACCGGTTGATCACCGTATAGATTGGTTGGCCCGCCGCATCACGGAGGCACACGAAGCCCCGGGCCGGACGCTCAAGGAGCACGATCACATCATCGCGGGTGAGAGCGTCGAACCGCACCGGGGGATCTTCCAGCGCGATTGACAGCATCCGGCCGGGCCCGTTATCCGGGAGTTTCGGGTTGCGGTCCATGTACCAGTTCGCCGGGTCCAGCCGGGCAGCCGGTATAAAAAACTCATCGCGTCTGCGCAGGATTTCGTAGAATACCGGATCAAATATTTCCGCTGCTTCGTCCTGCTGCCAGAATATCAGGGCGAAAAGAAACGGCTTCCAGAGTTTTTCCCGGCGTTCCTCCGATTTATCGCAATTGTACCACTTTTTCTTAGCGATCTCATAGAGGAGTTTTTGGGTACCGGTGAGGTTGTCGATCCACGATTGCGGGATATCGGGCATGAGCCGGACCATGTGCCGGAGCGGTTCTTTCATGATCCAATGGAACAGGATCGTGTTAAACGATGCTTTACTCCACTCTTCACCAGTATTCAGGCCATCGATACAATCGGCGGTGCCGAACCATCGGAGCAGGCGATTACGGGCCCGGATTAACCATGTTTTCAGTGTCATTTATTACCACCGTTAATTATTTCGTGAAATTCTCCCGAGTGTAATATTACCTTGACGAATAAATATGCCGCGATTACTGCGCAGAGAACCAACCCTGAGGCAAACAATAGCCGATCATCCGGGGGGATCGCCAAACCGATGTAGTCGTGCCCGGGGATCATCCTTCACTTCCACCCTTCTGCCGGTATATCTCATAACATCGGCAATTAACATGAGCACAGGGTTCCTGATGCCCGCTTTGGTGGGCTTGATCGATAGGAATCCACTCCTCTGCCTCGTTTCCCCCGCAAATATCGCATCTATCATTATCAGATGTTTTCCACATCTTTTCCATTTCGACACCATCGGCTTTGATAGAGTCGGCAAACTGCCGGTTCCCCGCCTCGTACGCGTTCCCGGTCTCGTATACTGCGATCCGTTGTGCCCGATCCCGACTCATGCCATCGAATGCTTCGGATATCTGTTTGGCGGTCTTGTTGTACGCCTGCCCGGTATCGAGCGCGTCCTTAATGATCGTCTTGATCTGGCTGCTTGTCGTGCTCTGAATGCCCTTGATGTAGTCCACAGATCCCCCGTTGCGCTGGAACCATGCTACGGCACGAGGATTAGCGAGGTTGAACGTGGTGCCGGGCTTTTTCGACGGGTCGGGGCCGGCGATTGCCAGCTTGAAGTTGTTCGCGCCTGCGTGCAGGGCGTCCGCCTCAGCCGATGCGATGATCTTTTGCAGTTCGGGCGTCGTCCGGTTGGAGACATTCTCCCAGAGCCGATCCCATTCGTCCTGCGTGAGGTTCCAGGGGAGATCTTCGAGTTCGCGGGTCTTGCCGGTCGGGGGGGATAGCGTGCGCTTGCCGATCTGCTTCATCACCATTGCTTTCTGCGCCCGGAAAAAGTAGGCAATATTCTTCCGGTGGATTTCGGCGAGTTTGTCTTTTGCCCGGACTTTTTTGATCACGTTGCACCCCCAAAGGGTTGGTTGGTGGGTGGTTTTATATAGTTGGGGCGCAATTTGATATTATGCAAACCTTTGTTGAGGCAAAAACCCGGAAAGAGGTGGAGCAGAAGATCACTCACCATGTTTCCAAGCTCGTTAAGGTCGAGGGTGGGTACATGGGCTTTGAATTCATTACAGACTACGACGCATGGAAGCGGAACAAATGAAGTCGTATTGCACCCAGAATAACGGGGATTGCGGGACGTGCTCCCTCGTCTCCTATCATAAAGATTGCCGGAATTATCCCCTGCTGAAATGCCCGAAGTGTGGCGATTATGACTGCATAAAGGACGGGACGAAGATCGCTGCCGGTGGGCGCGTGCCGGCTGCACGGTGCGGAGGTTGTGGGTATCGCGGATCATCAGAAAAGTTTTAAGGATCATTTTTATTTTTTCCCTGCCGCTTTTTTTAAGATCCTCTCATCATCAGGGGTAATTTTCCCCTTTTTCTTCGGAAATGTGAATTCCCCTGTGAATTTATCATCATTCTTCTTCATATTTCATCACCGTCACTACATGTACCCGTTCATCAGCATCGTTAGTAAATTCCTCTTTTCCAACGATTTTCCACGAGGTGTCTCGCGCAATGATCAGTTCTGTTTCCCAGTGTGCTTCATTATTGATATAAAGCCCCTTTTCTTTCCCAGATGTGACCGCCCTAATAACCGTTTTATGCGTGTTCCCCTCTTCATCTTCCCATCCTTTTGCAAACCCCCCTGCGGTGGCCGGATTTAATGAGTGAGATTGGTACGCAGCATCCTGACATACATCGCCAATCTCCTTTCCTGCAAGGACCTGCCCGCTATTTGTCCCAACACCACGGTATAATTCAAGCCCCTCCGGGATTGGAGGTGCAGATTCGATTGACGTATCGATGACATCCTCAAAATTACGATACTCGTTGTAATGCTCTCCTCTTAGGTTCGCATTAATTACTGAATATTCCTCATTGCAGTAATCCTTGAGGGCGGTATCCCGCATATACATACCCTCAGTCTCTTCAAGGTTGCCGTCATACGCAGCTTTTCCATATTCAATTGTATCAGAGGATAATTTGGACTCCTGCGCCGATGCGATATCCGCATAATCTTCTTTTGATCTTTCATCCATTGTGCCGGCAGATATTGCAGATTTGTGGCTATCTTTAACACTCCCGGATCCTTTTGATGAGCTGCCGCCCGAATCACCCGATCCTCCACCTTCCGCAAATTGCCCGTTCTCTGGGTCGTGGTTCTCGTTGAACAATTCTCGCATATTCACACCTCCAGATGCATCCGGAATGTGGTAAGTTATATACTGCTTTTCAACCATGATTTACACTCCGTTTGGTAAATTCCCCGAGACATTTTGCCCGGATTGCTCCTGTGGTACCTGCTTCATCAGCCAGTCTCGCAACTGCGTCTGATCCATAGGTGGCTGTTGTGGTTGTTCGGGGATCTCGACATCTTCTCCGATGTCCTGCGGGATCCCGAGCCGTTCACGGCACCATTCTGCGGGTGCGACTGCATCGGGGTTCATGCCGGTGCGCAGGGCGGCCATTGCCGTTGCCATCTGCGCGAAATCATCCGGGCTGGCGTCTTTCAGTTTCAGTTTTACAAGGCCGGGTTTGCCGGTGATCTTGTCGATGATGTTGAGATTCCATAGGGATTCAATATCGCGCTGGACGATCTTGATCTTCTTCAGGAATGCCCCAATACGGGATACCGCCGTTGCATCCGTGCTGCCCTGCCGGACCCCGATAAGTTCTGCCGGGAAACCCATTCCCGCCGCGACACGGATCAGGGTAACGTCGCTGTATTGCTGCACGTTGTTGACCCCGGCAGTATCCAGGGGCTGCACCACGATATCCCCTTCGGTCAGGAACTGGTCTTTGGCATTGAACCCCTCAAATTGCTTTTCGAGGTTGGAATATTCGGTATCGGTAAGCGGCACCCGATCGGCCTGCGTGCTGTTGGCCTTGATATGCCATTTCGGGGTACCATGCAGACAGATCCCGGCCGTGATTGCTTCGCTTACCTGCGTATCCCGTTTGATATCGTGCTCGGTGCGCTCAATGAGGGAAATGCCATACGGGGAGTCCGGCCGGCTCAGGAACTGGTAGTGTAGCACCGATGCTGGCTCAAGGGAAATCTTTTGGATCGCGTTGCCCCTATTGTCCCGCATCTGGTCGTAGGAGAGGATGGCTCCCGTGAGATCGGTCACGAAATCGAACGATTCTGCCGGGCGCGGGATCACATTGACCGGTACCCCGGCCGCCTGTCCTTTGCCATACACGATTTCGGCGATACCGTCCCGCACAACTGCCGCATCTACAGAAAGCTGCCATTGGACATCAAAGAAATTAATCTTCTGAAGGAACTCTTCGACGGTTTGCTTCTCAGTCTCTCCATCGGTGCCTAATTTCTCCGATACCTTTTCATCGATTTCAAGCTCGTATCCCCCTCCGATCGCGTAGATCGGGAACAGGTCGATCCCTTCCGCAACATACCCCCCTTGCAGGTAGATATTGCGGAATCCCCGCATACGCCGGAATGTTCGATCCGGATCCTGGGTGAGATCAGTTATCCCTTTTATATCCCATGCTTTGGCCCGGGTGATTGCTGCCAGTGTCGGGCCTTCCAATAATGATAGTGTCCGTTTTCCGATAGTGATTCTCATGATCTTACCTTCTCCATAGTTCTCCCGGTTGCCCGGATGCGGCCGCCGGTATTTGCTGTCAGTTCAATCGCCGCCCATACATGAGCATCCATCCGATCGGGGCTTTTCTGGTTCGGCTCGTTCGGTACCCAATCGCACATCTGATCCTCCAGTTGGGGAAACGCTCCGACATGATGCCACCTTCCCTGTTCATAGAGTGCGGCAATCGGCTCTGCCCTTACTGCCTTTCCCCGCGTTGCATGGACAGATCGGAATGGGATGTTTGGATCTATGCGGCGAAGATTCATCTCCACGAGATCCCCGCCGTTGTTGACTTCTCCAATCACCCGATCGGCTTTCCAATCCTGGACCGCCCGGACAACCTGCAAAGCCCACTCATAAGGGGTTCCGCGGATAGAGTAATCTGCGAGAGTGTATCCGTGGCCTTTCGCGTCGACACCGTCAACGATGATCCCGGTTTCGTCTGACTCCTCTCCCCCAGATACTGCCGGGTCAACGCCAACTACAATGCGAAGAAATTGTTTGGGTTTTGGTGAGCGGAGAGCTTCAATCGTTGCCCGATTCCAGAGCGCCCCGGGGTTATCGTCCAGGATCTCCGCGTTGAGTTCCTGCCGGCCGAGCCGGGTACCCTCATATTTCTTCACGATGCTGGTGATAAACAAAGGTGCGAGATTGTCTTTGTTCTCGTACGTGCTGCCTCCGGTCACTACGCAGCGGGGATCTTTCATCAGTTCCTTGATGATAGCGATCGGGCGGGGAGTGGTGGTGATTACAGCCCGTGGGTTTTTACCGAGCCGGAGCCCGAAGAGCGCCATATCCCACGTCTCCGGGTACTTCCATGATGCCATTTCGTCGGCCCATACCCAATGATGCTGTGGGCCGCGCAGGCGGTTTGGTTCCTCCCCTGAGTACAGCGTGGCAATCGTGCCGTTGGGCCAGGTAAGGCGACGTTTGGAGGGCTCGTAGAGAGGCATAAAATTATCCGGACTGATGGCAAGGATCCCGCTCTCACCTTCCACCATCACATCCCGGGCATCGGCTGCTGTTGGAGCAATAAGAGCCCCCCGGCTTCTTGGAATCTCGCGGGCCTGCTTGACAGACCACTCTCCCCCTACGCGGGTTTTACCGAATCCTCGGCCCGCTTTAAGCATCCAGTACTGCCATGAGCCCGAAGGGGGGATCTGTGCCGGGCGGGCTTTGCTAATGAAGAATCGCTGATTAAGTTCGTTGAGTACCTGCAGGTCACTTGCGGGCAAGGATGCTGCGAGCACGATCTATCACCTCCTCATCAGACATCTTACCCAGAACCTCGACGGTTCCGGAATGTTCGACCTTTTCCTTGAATGCCCCGGTCGCCTTGCCTTCAAGTTCGAGATATTTGGCCTGCGTCTGGTAAACTTTCAGCTCCGTGAGATCGTCGCCGAGCCCCTGCTGTTTCTTGGCAAGCTCTGCAAACCGTTTATGAAAGGAGTCGATCCGCCTCAGTAAACCTTCCCCGGCAATGGCTTCGTAGGCATTTGCTGCCTTCTGGATCTTCTCCTCAATATGCCCCGCTTTTATGTGTCGCGATAAGGCATCCTTTGAGACGCGATATTGCTGCGCTATGGCGCGTAATGATGCGCCCGGGCTAACGAGCGCGGAATCGATCTCGTGGCGCGATTTGTGTTCGCAGATTGAGCACTTACGGCCGGCCATTCAACATCCTTCCTTCAACTGCCGGATCTCGTGCTCAATGCAGGATAGCCGGTCGAGCTCTTCCAGGATGCCTTCGCAGATTACCAGACGCCGATCCTCCAACTTCCGGAGCCGGCGTTTGCCTGTTGCATCCCCTATGCACTCGGCGGTCATACCATCACGCTCCCCTGTTTCACGGGATCCTGCTGCACCAGGTCTTTCCGCCGATACAGCGTTTGTCGGGCGTCCTTCCAATTAAATTTCTCGATAATAAGTCCTTTTTCACGGAGCTGTCTTATCCCGTACCGCAGGGTCCGGGTTGCTATCCCGGTCTCTTTCAGGAGATCGGCATGGGTTTTTGCGGCACCATGATCGAGCGCGGCGAGAATACTTTCCGTGCATTTGTCTATATGCGCGGGGTGCACCGTATCCCATGGCTTTTTCTCCCGCTCTTTTTCGGTGAGTTCGGGCCATGGCTTGTTTTCGCGGCGACAGATGTACCAGCACCGCATGTATGCGCGTGTTTTTGACTTATGGGGAATATGCCATTTATTTTCGGACATACAAGCAACCCCCGGGAGTTGCACCCGGTGCCTGTCCCGGTTTCCCGGGCAAGTACTACTCTATACGAAGGCTGCAAAAATTTCCCCTCCAGAGGATTTTATTTGTTTTTAGCCACTTCTTGAGGCGATTTTAAGGACGTGCAATATCCTTTGCGTGTCTGCGGTGAAAGACCTGAAATGCTGTCAGTGTTCGGACTTCTGTGCATATTTACCTTCTGGAAGGGTACGCCCGCCAGCCGGGTACAGTGAGCCGGCAGACCCTCTTTGGCGGGCACTTTCTCGGTATGAGAGATGTTTTCCCCGGCGGCGGGAGTGATTGCGCCGGCAGGGATAGGGGCCCTCTTGGTGGATTTGATCCACACCTTCAAGGTCGCGGTAAGCGCGAGGGCCCGGGTGTTCATATGTTGATTCCGATGAGTTTCAAGATCCCGGTAACGCTGATTCCCCCGGCTGCAAACATCGTCAGGTATGTTTTCCAGCCCGGGGCAGCCTGCTCCACTTTCTTGGCGGCGCGGCCCATGACGAGCCCCGTGAGCCAATAATGCCCCTCGGTAAGCCAGAATTTCGGGACCGGCGGGATATCGGTGGATGCGGCAACATCGAGATACCCGATACTTACGGCCGTGATAAACGTATGCCGTTCGCTCCACGTTGAGAATGTGCCGCCAGCCCCAGTATACTTGTTCAGGATCCGGGAGATATAATCGTCGAGTTCTCCCTCGCCGTTCCCCTCGTCGGGGTCCTGGGCTGCCGGACCGTAGAGATCTGGGTATTTATCCACCCATTTTCTGAGGACTTGGTACGTTCCATCTACCCAATAATCGCCTTCCCAATGCGGAGGGGTTGCGGTTGCAGAAAGGATTTGGGGGGCCGTAGATGACATTACCAGTGGGGTCTCGGGCATCTTACGCTCCGGGTTTTCGGTATTTTGTCTCGAACTCTGCTTTCGACAGGGTGACCGGCTCGCCATCTTTCAGGTAGAGATAGTCGCCGTTCTTGAGTTGGAGAGCATCAACCTTGGGGTTTTCGATCAGTTCGTAGAGGGCCATGCTGGATCAATCCTGCCGGGCCGGGCCGTGCTTTGGGGGTTGGTATTCGGGGCCGTTGGAGTCGTCCACGATCTCGTAGTCGTACCGCTGGACTACCGCACCATGGGCGGCGTCAAAGATGCGCTTGCCGATGTTGTCGATATCCCGGAAGGCAGCTTCGATGGTGGCGTTGTGCGTCACGGTGGGGTCGCTGAAATCCGCATAACCGGGGATATCTACCCAGCCGATCCAGACACATTTCCCGGGGTTGTCGGTGACTTCCTCGATGGTGGCGGGAGAGCGGTACCCTCCGACTGCTTTGTCGGCGTCGGTGATGATGCGCTCTGATTCGAGGCCCTGATCAAGGATGATGTTGAGGATAATGCTATCCGCGATCTCCTTGTCGGTGAGCTGCGAGACGTTCGGGATGTTGAGCGCAAAAAAGATCTTGCGGTCACGGGTGAATTTCTTGTACCCGATTTTCTTCAGGCGTTTCCATTCCTGACCATACCAGGCAAAGATCCCCTGACAGGTGATTGGTTCCGGTAAATCTGTCATGTTGTACAACATTCCTCCCGCGTCATGGCGGGAATAAATAACAGAAGATAATATCCGGTAAAAGTATTTATGGGTTTTGGGGTTGCTTATCCTGCCACTGTGACAGGCATACCGGGCACATATCCCGGATCCGGGGATTGGCCTTTTCGTACGGCAATGGTAAGCAGTAGTGATCCCCGCAGCCACATATGCGCTGTTCGCTGCCGTCGGGATTCTTGCGATACAATGTCGAGGGGCCGGTAGGGGTCATGCTTTCGCGCTCCGGGGTTGTTCTATTGTCGGGCCGATGTACGGGGTGCTCATTCCCGGGTGGGTTGTGCTGCCGAAGATCACCACGCACGATGAGAATGTCGGGCTCTGCCGGATCTCCTTACCCTCTTCGTCATATCCGACAAACCGCACTCGGCCCTTGATAAATCGGATCTCCTGCGCTTTCATGGCATAGTTATGCCACCAACGGGTATCTGTTGCGCTGGGCACAAGGCAGACCACGACAGCGCCTTTCTGCGATTCCTCGTAGGCTTTCTGCATGAACCGGTCGATGTTGCCGGCTGAGTATGGAGGATTGAGGAAGATCGCTTCCCGGGCCGGGCATTCCCACATCATCCCAAAGCCGAGTTTTCTGGTATTTTTCACCATGCCGAACCAGTCTTTTTCCAGCGATCCTTCGGTGATGAAAATCTTTCCTTTCGCATTTTCAATGGATGCAGCCGGATCAAGAAGGAATTTGTATTCCTGGTCCAGCAGGTCAAACAACCATTGCGGCGTGCCCCATTCATCTTTCGGGGTGACGATCTTGCTCTTGCGTTGATGACTCATTATACCCTCTCCAAAATTGTGATCGTCCTCGTAAGGTGCTGCGTCGATTGATTCAGACCAATTGTTCCGCGGAGACTCCATCCGTCTGCTTTTGACCACATGGGGATCCGGGTATCGAGCCATACAAGGCAGCCCCCTGTAACCAGACTGCCGGCGCAATACTTTACAATGCGCCGTTTATTGACGCGGGGCGTGCCGTACTTTTCGTGGTTCTGCTCATAGGGGGGGTCGGCAACAATAAGCTCGTACCGCTCTTTTGTAGGCAGGAGGTACGTAACATCACCGACACGATCCGGTTTGCATTCCGGGTTGCTATCCATCATGACCTCATAGGGCCACGTTCCTTTTTTGGTCATTCCTGCGAAGATGTGCAGGACGTTTTGCACGTCGGGGAAAAGAAGTTTTATCCGCTTAAGATAGTTCGGGGGATACCCGCCATAATAACCATTGCCTCGGTAATCGTTGCCGGTCAGCCAATAGCCGCAGATGCAGCCGTTGTGTTCGACAAGAGGAGAATAGATGCCCCGATTTTGGTTGTAATTTTCGATGGAAATCATACCTTCACCACATCAAGGGTCAGATCCGGGTATTTGAATTCAAAAAGTTTCTTTTTTAGGAGGAAAATCTCGGTGGAAAACCCTTTGATATCTTCTAACTCTTGATGGCCGTCTGTGTAGGTGACCCGAAAATCGGCGACGTAAGTGATGGCGCGGGTAAGTGGCATCTTTTTGCCGCAAACGGGGCATGTAGCCTTTTTGAATAGCCTTTTGTAGTCCTCTTCGTACGTGAACACCACGCCGTGACATTTTTTATATGCCGGCTGGAGTTCAAACTCCGGTTGCAGCTCGATTCTGGTGACGATGCCGGCCTTCTCCAGGCACTTAAGCTGTAAGTACCGCGCCGCCTCTGCCTTGCTCGGGAACGTATGCGGCTGGCCGTCAACATCCAGCGTGGTTTTCTGCGCGTTTTTCACGCGGGGACCGGTGCCTCTTTTCTTGTGCCAGATCATAGCCGATCATCTCCAATAAGGATTGCTGTTCTCTCTTCGCCGGTTTCCCGGTTGGCCAGCACATCTCCCTGTACGATATCTTTTGGCGATAATTCCCAGTAATCAACTTCGGCGCCGTCGTCCCGGTAATCGGTTGCCTGCCTCACGTAGACATCGAGATCCGGATCGAAATTGTTCAGCGCTTCGATGAGTCCCGATACTTTCATTTCGACTCACTGTCCCGCTTGCTGTCGGGTTGGTTGCTCAGCAGGGATTCTATTTTCTGTTTGGTGGATTCGTAGTCAAGGGATGATCGATCTACCCATTTCCCATATCGTTTTACCTTTGTGTAGGTCCAATGCCCTTCTAGCCACGCGAGGAGCCCCCCCCGCACCCGCTCCCGCTCGGTTGCTGCTGCCCGTGCTGCTATCGCGGCGTCATGCTGTGCCACGGGACCACGGGCTCGAGCCTTTTCCCCAATTTCCACCCCATTAAACGAGCCGTAGGTGTCTTCGGAGCTATCTTCGACAAGTTCTTTAAGTTCGCTCTCGCTAATTAAGTACATCTGCTCAATATCGCTCATTGTTGTACCTCCATCTTTTTTTCCTGCGGGAATCCCCAAACTGAACGCCGGTATACAGTGCATTTCTGTTTGAGCTGCACGCGGTCTTGGTACCGAAGGAAGCCGGTAACCTCCTTCACGTTGATCCTCAACTTGGATGCAATATCTGCCGGGCAGAAGTCCTTACCCTCGTTTTGGAGCCGTGCAAACTCTGTTTTGAGTTTGAATTCAATAACCGGGCGGGTCATGAAAATCCTCGTTTTGGCGAGTTGATCCGGATTTTGGTATCCCGGCCCGCGTAATCATCAAGGGCCGCGGGGCAGAATCCCATTATCTTTGCAAGTGCCCGGCATTCGTCCCGGGTAAGCCTCCTAATTGATTGGTCTTTCATCACTGGAACCCCCACAAACATTGACCATCTCTCCGGCACCTTTGGCAAGTTACGCGAACGCCCTCTCTTTTCCAATAGGCACAGCCAACTCCGGCGCGGGGGCAATCTGCGAAGGTACATATCAGCGATCCGTTGCTCGGGACCGGGTGTTTGTTAGTCATAATTTTTCCTCTATTAAATCGTTAAGTAATTCCTTTCCCTGTTTTCTTGTTAGAATGATTTCGCTCCATATGTCCCCTACCTTCTGTCGAATGTAAAGGTATGGGTTCTTCTCTGAACCGACAT